TCAAAAGACAAGTGTCAAAAAGGGTGTCGAAAAAGTGTCAAACGTCAAAAGCCCTTTTACCACAAGCCCCTTTTTTAGAGGGAGACCCTCGACGATTGACACTTCTACTGCCACTCCCTTTGACTCCCCTCCCTCGTATTTGCGAGAAATTGATACAAGACTCACCACAGTCCTTTCGCTGACCTTTTCTATATCTAGATCGTGCCGCCACGAGGCTGCATTCAAGCCGGGATACCTCTTGACCCGCTCCGAATCCCGAGCTATCCGCCAGAGTCCCTCGCACATGGTCAGCCTCATATCAAAATAATAAAAAGATAAAAAGGATTTATCGTATTTAATTCAGAACCATTTATCAGGTCCACAGGAGGGACCATATTATGACAGATACAAGAAAGGAAAACACATTAAATAATTTGGTTGACACATACAGAGAGACGGGAGACTACGCGCCATTTGCCAGCGCCGCTAGCAATATCTTCCGGGCGGAACTATCCCGACTCGGGGCAAGAGGCGAAGATTTAGAAGATCTAGATCAGGAAGCCCATGTGAAACTCTGGAAGACAATCGAGACTCTCGATACCTCCCGGTCGGTTGTGAAGTACCTCAGACAGATCGCCCGGAATGTGTTCCTCGACAACCACAAAGCGGGGAAGTGTAAGAAGCGGGACACGGGATATATTGACTACCTCCTGAGCCTTCCATCAAAAAAAGTTGAGAATTTTTTCAATTGACGCAAAAAACTTACTCGTTTGTCGTATTATACTATAGAGAGATTTTCCACTCTCCATTCCGTTCCTTCCTCCGTGAGGGGCGTCGCCGGGCGAAAGATACCGGCGGCGTCCCGATAGACAGGACAAAAGGTAAAGAGCGATGTTTGTAGAGATTGACTTACAGACCATTAAAAACCGGATGAAAGCGGGACGCCTGAGTCCTTCCGATCCGATTGTATTGGAGACTATCCGCCAACGTCCAGACGTTTTCGAGTTTCTGTTTACGCCAGACAAGGGAGAGTCGAAATGACTATCAAAAAGGTCTGCCCCGTTCCCGGTTGCAGCGAGATCATCGAACTCGATGAACGCGCCTGTAAGGCTCACTTAGAAAAGTACAACAGGAAACAAACACGCCAGAAGCGCGAGCGGACCAGCGCCCGAGGCTATGGCTATGAGTGGCAGGTCAAGCGCCTGAAACATTTACGGGAGTTTCCGTTCTGCGAAGTGGAGCGATGTTCCAATCAAGCGGACGAAGTTCACCACGTGAAACCACTCAGTCAAGGCGGGACTCACGACGATAGCAACCTCCGGTCCTTGTGTTTCGATCACCACCACGAACTTCATGAGACAGACAAGCCTTTGAAATTCAGGGACAGGTTAAAAGAGCAAGACGAAAGCGCAGGCAATTGATTTTGTTGAAGTTGTCGAGCATTTCAGAAAACAGAAACGAAATTTTCGGAGGGGGGATACCCCTTCAAATCCAGCAAATTCAACGGTCTACATGACCCCCCTTCTTTCGGTCTTTGTTTACGCATGATGCTCAGGGATTTTGAGATTTAACAGGAAGGTTTTGGGGGCAGTAAGAGGATGATTTTATGACAGGAAGAGCAGCTATAAGCAAGGCGAACAAAGAGAGATTGAGGGATGAGGCTATCAAAACGGCGTCTGAATTGACCCCTCCTGACCATTGGACAGAGGAAGACCTTGCCCTTTGGAACGATATTATATCCCACGCGGCGGTTTCAAAGCGATCCGAAAGAAGTCTGATAGAACTAATCGAATCCACGCGCCTCTTACGATCCGCCAGACAGATAGAGGCGAACGCAGAAACGGTCGCTGACCGTCTGGCGGCAATGCGCATCCAGATTGCCGCTCAGAAATCCTTTGTGAGTCTCTCTGACCGTTTTGGATTATCGCCGATAGGTGAGGGGCGCTTACACCTCCCATATAACAGCAACAACCCGAAACAGTCTCTTGCCGATATTGTGTCCGGTCCCTCTTCCGCTTCTAAAAAGGTCAAAAAATCCAAGTAAGATATGGCTTCAAAGAAATCCTCTTCTCAAAAATCTCCCTACCACATAGACACAGACTTACAAGACAAAATCGTCAACCTGTTTGAAAAAGTTCTTGTCCACCGTCAGGGAGATTTACAAGGTCAGCATATCATTCTTGAAGACTGGCAAAAAAACTTTATCACTCAACTCCTTTGTGTGGTGGATAAGAACGGAAGGCGTAAACACAGAAAAGCCTTTCTCTTTGTTCCTCGTAAGAACGGAAAAACCCTCCTGATTTCCAGTTTAGCGATTGCGATCTTGCTTTTCTTGCCGGAAAAGGGACAGCAAGTCGTTATCGGGGCTTCCTCGTTTAAGCAAGCCTCAATTCTTTGGGAAAATTGCGCCTTTATGGTGAATTCATCGCCTATCTTGAAACAACACCTCGAACCGCGACAAGGAAGGATTATCAAGAAAGACGTAAATGCGCCGGGTGAAATTCTCATTGTTTCAGCGGATGCGTCAACGCTGGATGGACTTAACGCCTCATGTTTTGTAATTGATGAACTGCACCAACAGCCTAATCGGGATTTATACGATGTGCTTTGCACGTCTCAAGGCGCGAGAAAAAACCCTCTTCAAATCCTTATCACCACCGCCGGGAGTCGAAAAGAGTCTCTTTGCTATGAAGAGTATCAGTTAGCCAAGAAGATCCGGGACGGAATTATCGAAGACCCTACTTATCTCCCTGTTTTGTATGAGTGTGACCCAGACGACCCGTGGGACGCTCCAGAGACGTGGGCTAAAAGTAATCCTAACTGGCTCGTTTCTGTTGAAAAAAGCTATATGACAGAGCAGGTCAACGCCGCGAAGAATTCGCCCGCTCTGGTCCCGGCGCTCAAGCGTCTCAATCTCAACTTATGGGTTGAAAGTGAAACACACTGGATTGATATGGAACGCTGGGCGGCTTGCGCGGGCGATATAGCAGCGCAAGACCTTCCTGATTTCCTCGCCGGTCGCCGCTGTTATGGCGGACTGGACCTTTCGACGAAAATAGACCTGACCGCGTTCTGTTTGTGTTTCCCGCCAGAGAAAAAAGGGGATAGATACCACATAATCTCCCATTGTTTCATGCCGAAGAGTTCACTTCAGAAAGCGATAAAGCGCGACAAAGTGCCGTATGACCAATGGGAAAAACAGGGATTCCTGACAGCGCTTCCTGGGCACGAGATAGACCAGCAAGCCATATACGACTACATAATGCAAATGACTGAAAAATATGACTTTCGGTATCTCGGATACGACCCTTTCCTTGCCGACTGGCTCGAAAAAGAATTAGACAAATCAGGTAAAATCACAGTTATCAAGTATTTCCAAAAATTTTGGGCGATGTCGCCCGCGAACTTGAATCTTCAGGCGGGGATTCTTGGCGAGAAACTCGCGCACGGGAACGACCCGCTTTTGCGTTGGGCGGCTTCAAACGTGGAAGCAAAAGCCAGAGGCGACGAAATTATGTTAGTCAAGCCAGATAGACAGCGCCATGCGATCCGCATTGACCCGATAGTAGCTCTTTCCATTGCGTATGACCTTTGCGTGAGACGTGAGGGAACTCCAGAAAAGCCGAAAGTTTCAGCGGTCAGAAGATACGGGATGTTGACGTAAAAAAAATGAAAAAAATGCACATTCAATAAAAAAAACTTGGTTATTTGTCGTATTATACTATAGGGACAAATTGCAACCCTTAAAAAGCGAAGAAATAACGAGCAACCAAAGCGCAAGCAACGAAAGTCTCCTGTCCCTGATTTAGGGATAGGAGACGCAAACAAGGAAAAGAATGGGTATTTATCGAACGGTTTCAAAGTTTTTTGGAACAGACAAACGCGAAGCAACCCCGACTCCTGTCTATATCCTCGACGATCCGCGTCTCTGGACGCCAATCGGGGCGGATGGGAATCCCTGCTCGACCGATAATGATATTATCGGACTTCCCGCTGTCCTATGCGCCTTGCGGACGATTTCTGAAAACATAGGATTCCTACCTCTTGACCTGTATAAGCGGGACGCCAACGGCGGCAAATCGAAAGCCAAGGACCATCCTGTATATCGCCTTTTGCGCAACGCTCCCAACTCTTACCAGACCGCCTTAGACTTCAAGTCTTCCATGACCGGCAGTATGTTGCTTTATGGCAACGCCTACGCGGTCATAAATCGTTCTCTCAGAGGCGAAGTCCTTTCACTCGTTCAACTCGATAGCAACACGGTATCAATCAAGTGGGAAGACGGTCAACCCGTTTACGTACACAAACCAAATTCAAAGAAGACCTTCAAATACAGCGCTGACCAGATTTTTCACTTGAAAGGGTTTTCCCTTCAAGGGCTTCAAGGGTTGTCCCCGATTGACATTTGCAAGGACACACTCGAAAGCGCTGTCTCGCTCAACAAATTCACAAAGAGTTTCTTCAAAAATGGAACGTGGTTGGGGGCGACTTTTGAAGTTCCTTCAACCGATGGAATGACAGAAGAGGAAGAGAAAGCGTTTGAGACAAAACTGACCGAAATGCACAAGGGCGCAAGCAACGCCCACAAACCTTTGATTTTGAAAAACGGGCTGAAATATGAAACACGGACCGCCGATCCTGAAAAGGCGCAAGCCTTAGAAACCAGACTGTTCCTTGTTCAAGACGTGGCGCGGATTTTCAACATTCCTCCACACTTGCTTTTCGATATGTCTAATTCGACCAGTTCAAACATCGAGGAACAGAGCTTGATATTCAAACAAGCCTTACTTCCTATCGCTACAAAGTGGGTTGAAAACGTCTGGCTAAAACTCCTGCTTTCAAACGAGCAACCCTTGTATTTCGCAGACTTCAATTTCGACAAGCTTTTGCAGGTTTCAGGACTCGAAAAACAACAGTCCTATCAGATCGCCGTCAACACAGGAACTATGACCAGAAATGAAGTCAGAGCGAAAGAAAATATGGGAGCGCTCCAGACGCCAGCAGGCGACTGGGTTATGACCAGAATCAATGAGATTCCAGACACTTTAGCAGAGGGTTATTACAAAAAAACAGCGGCTCCTGAAAAAAGAACAGAGGACACAACCGACACAACTGACACAGAGGAAAAGACCGATGGAAACGATTGAACGCAGAGTCTTGATGGACTCACCAAACACACAGACAGAAGTCCCGGACGCCTCAGAAGTCCCCTCAGAACCAAAGGGGATTAAAGGGACAGCCGCTCTTTACGACGTTGTTTATGACGTTTTAGCGCCTGACGGAAGTTTAGCCTATCGCGAAGTTATGCGCGATGGATGCTTTTCGACAGTCAAAGGCGCAGACGTTTTTTGTCTCTGGCAACACGACCGGACAAAACCCCTCGGGCGTACCAGCGCCGGGACTCTGGGCGTCTGGACCGATCAAAAGGGACTGCAATACGAAGTCAAAGACGTTGGGACAGCAGGTTATCGCTCTGAGGCTATGGAGGCAATCAAGCGGAAAGAAGTTTGCGGTTCCAGCCTCACGTATGGCGTGAAAAAAGGCGCTGACAAATGGACCAAACAAACCGACGGAAGTCTCTTGAGAGAAATCCTGACCTGTTCTGTTTACGACGTTTCGCCTGTATCAGTTCCCGCCAACTCTCAGACCAGCGTTTCAGCACGTTCGCAAACACTCACAGAAACCGAACTCAGAGAAGTTTTTCAACACATACCACAAGAAGAGGAAAAACCAGCGGACGATACGCCCGCCTCAGTATTAAACGCGCTTGAAATCGAGCGTAAAAAAACTTTACTCAGTATCCAAACAAAGGAGATAATTTTATAAAATGAATGAAAAGGAACTAATCGAAAAGCGCAACGCTTTAATCGAAACATCTAAAGCCGAACTCGCAAAAGAAGACTGCGATATGGAAATCGTAAGCCGTTCTCAGACTAAAATTGATAAATACGCAGAGCAAATCAAGGCAATCAAAGCATTGAACGCAGACGCTGGTTTTGAATGCACAGCCGCTCCACAAGCGGGCGAAAGTCGCGCCTCATACAATCCGAAAGCCTTCGCAAGTTTTGGGGAACAACTAATCGCTATCGCCAAAGCTGAAAGAGGTTTTGGACGTGATGACAGACTATCCTCACGTGCCGCTCTGGGAAGTTCAACGGGCGTCCCTGCTGACGGCGGATATTTGCTCCAGAACGATTTTTCAACGAGTCTTTTGGAGCGCGTGTATGCAGACTCAGACATTATCAAGCTGTGTTCCCTTAATACTTTAGGTCCAGACATTTCCTCAATTGACTTTCCCGTAGTTGACGAAACTTCCAGAGTCTCAAACGTTTACGGCGGCGTACAAATGATATGGACCGATGAGGCGGGAACTCCCCCCCCTTCAAAACCAAAAGTCAACACTATGAATTTAAAACCCTCAAAAATTATGGGGCTTTATTACACCACAAACGAAGCTTTGAGAGATGCATCCATTCTTACCTCTGTTGCTCAGAGAGGTTTCAAAATCGGTTTGCAGGAAATGTTGACAGAAGCAATTCTTTTCGGGGACGGCAACGCCAAGCCGACAGGCATTATGGTAAGTCCTGCTCTGGTCACTGTAGTAAAAGAAACAGGACAGGTCGCTGGTGAACTAAAAGCCGAAAACATCAGTAAAATGTGGTCAAGAATGACTCCAGAAGCTCGCAAAACAGCCGTCTGGCTGGTCAATTCAGAGGTGGAACCGCTGCTCGATCCTCTGGTTTTTGCTACTTCAAACCAGCTCGTTTATAGTGGTCCTAATGGTCTGGCAGGCGCTTCTTACGGCACAATTAAAGGGCGTCCGGTAATTCCTTGTTCCCATTGCGCCGCTTTGAATACTACAGGCGATATTATCCTAGCTTCTCTTCCCGATTATATCCTTGTGGACAAGGGCGATATGCAGACCGATCAGTCAATTCATATCGCATTCGATAGCGACCAGACCTGTTTCCGTTTCAAATACTCAGTAGCAGGAAAGACCGCTTGGCAGGCTCCTTTGACACCAGCTAAGGGCGCTTCACAGAGTCCTTTCGTCGCTCTTGCAACCCGTACCGCCTAACACACAACCAACAACTCAGGGGCGCTCCTAATGGGGCGTCCCTGATACAGGATTTCAAACGATGCAAATCAGACTTTTACGCCCCTTCTACCTCATTGAAAAACGGTTCGACGCTGGCTCTGTTGTGGAACTTTCAGAGCAAGAGGCGCTGACACTTATCGAGGAAGGTTCCGCTATTTCCGAGTCAGGTGAATTCTCGACAGAAGGCGCCTGGGCGAGCGCAGAGACGCCAGAGAAGCGGCGTAAAGGGAGAAAGTCCTAATGGGATACACAGCGACAGAGATAAACGGAAGTCCCGTCTATGCCAGTCTTCAGGATTTGAAAGCCTTTATGGGCGTGTCAGACCTGACTTTTTCAGCCGATGAAACGGCGATCATGGAAAACTCGATAGAGGTTGCTTCCCGTTCAATCGAGAAAGACACGAACAGATTTTTTCACCAGATAGACGATACCAGTTATAAATTCACGGGCAATCGTGCGAAGACCCTGCCAATTTACGATTTCAGGACCATTACAGGCGTTATCGTTGACGGAATGACATACACAGAGGGAGTGGACTATGAAGTCTATCAGGGGACTCCTACGAATCAGGCGACATATCTTCTTTTCCACCTCGGATCGGGTTGGTTCTCAGACTTTCAAGGTATCCAGATTTCTGGCGATTGGGGCTGGCAATCGGTCCCGATGGAAATCCACTTCGCCTGTCTTAATCGCGCTCGTTTCCACCTCGCATATCGGGGACAAAACCCGGCGCTTGCCAGTCTGGCGATGGGCGATATGAGAGTCCAACTTGCCGACGCGGACGCGATCCGCAAAAGGGAACTACTCCAGATTAGACAGTATATCAAGCCAACAGGAGTCCTTTGACCATGTTTGACGTTGACAAGACACAGAAAGCCCTTGAAGACCTGAAAAAGGCTCAGGAACTCGCAAGACAGACCTATATCACGGTAAAGAACGCGGTCAGCGCAGGGAAGACTATCGCCTCATACAACGTCAACAGCCTTATTCCCGAGTCCGTTGTATCCGACCTTCAAGGCGTTCTGGGCGTTTTCGAGTCTGCTATCGGACAAATCGAGGCGCAATATCCATCCGTTTTGACGGGACTTTATAGCGTCCCGTTATCTAATCCGCCGGTTGAACCGGTTGAACCGACTCCAGAGGAACCGGTTGACCCTGTTGAACCGACAGAGGGGCAAGTATGAATTTCCCTGTCTCTTCATTCTCAGTCCTTTTCCAGCGTTGTGAAGTCGAGCAAGAGATTACCAGCGGGACCGATGACGGCGGGCATTCTCTGACCACTTGGCAAACAATCGCCAGCGCTTGTCCTTGTCAGATCGCTTCGCCTGGGCGACGTTATGAGAATCGGGAAACAATCGAGGAATCAGCGGGCGAATGCAAGATCTTCCTGCCAGCGTCTTTTACGGTTGACGAGAAAAAAATGCGAGTCAGAAACGCAAGAGACGCTTTCGAGCGTCCCCTCTCAGGCAATGCCAGCGACCATTACGACTTGATAGGACCGCCGGTCATAAACTATGAAACGGGAATTCAGACTATCGGGGCGCGATTAGTGAGGAACTCATGACAGATATTAAGGCGGAAATAACAGAATACCACGGCGATGAAATAGCACAAGAGGTCATTTCTGACGTTGGAAAAATCCTGTCCGATACTTCCAAAGTGATAGGGAAGAGCGCTCAGGACAACCTTTCGACAATCGAGTCTTCGACAAAGTGGCAACGTCCCGGCGGATATGGATATTGGGCGGTTCAAAAACCACACGGGTTCATGAGGGAGTCTATCAGCGCCGGTCAGTATGAGTCAAAGAAGGGGAGCGCTGGTGGATGGGTAAACTTGTCGAGCTTGTTTTACCCGATAGAACGAGGAACGACCAAAGGAAAAAGAGGCTGGGGCGCTCGTGGAGGCGATGAATACATGACCGGCTATAGTTCGGGCAAAGGCTACATGGAAAACGCCAGACGCGGACCTTCAAAAGCACAGCCGTTCCTAGATCCAGCAATACAAGAACACGAAGACGAGATATGGGCGGCTTTAGACGCAATCAAGAGAGGATAAGAATGGGCAAGAAGAACATACGATTTATTGATTTGTTTTGTGGGATTGGCGGCTTTCGATATGCGGCTGGGCAGGCTTGTGAGAGTCTCGGGGCTGAGTCTGAGTTCGTTCTTTCGTCTGATATAAACAAATTCTCCTGTCAAGCCTATGGGGCGAACTTTGGAGAGTATCCACAAGGCGACGTGTCGAAAATTCCTGTTGAAGAAATCCCCGATTTTGACGTTCTTTTAGGCGGTTTTCCTTGCCAGCCTTTCTCCAAAGCGGGTCTTCAACGTGGCTTTGATGACACACGCGGAACGCTGTTCTTTGAGATTGCAAAAATTTTATCCGAGAAGAAACCTGACGCCTTTGTTCTAGAAAATGTTAAAGGGCTTATCAATCACGACAAAGGAAAAACCCTTGAGACAATTCTGACAACCCTGAAAGATCTTGGATATTTTGTCCATTACAAGGTTCTGGATGCTCTTGATTTTGGTCTTCCTCAACATCGCGAACGAATTTTCATCGTGGGTTTCAAGGATGATCGCCCTTTTGAATTCCCAGAGGGAAACGTCCCGATGAAACCACTCTCGGAAGTTTTGGAAACGGAAGTCCCGGAGAAATACTTTATATCCGATTATTTGAAAAGCCGTGTCTATACAAGAGACACGGCAACGGTTTCCGAACCGTGTATCTGGACGAAGATCGAGTTTGAACACGACCACGCATACCGCGTAAAACCGTACTCCTCGACACTCACAACCTCCGGTCCCTCAAGCACTCATCTTGTCAACGGCGAGCGCCGTTTGACACCACGTGAGCGTTTACGCCTTCAAGGCTTCCCAGAGGATTTCAAAATCGTTTGTTCTGATTCTCAGACACAGAAACAGGCTGGAAACAGCCTTCCCGTTCCCGTAGCAAAAGCAGTCATTGAAAAAGTGGTCAAGGAACTCACGAAATGACCGACCCGCGCAAATACTTCCGGCTTTACCTCCTGTCCCTTCCTGAGTTGACCGCCATAGTAGGCGACAGAATTCAGTCTGTTCCTGTTCCTTTAGAGACCGCGTTTCCCTTTGTCGGATACGACATTTCGACAGGCTCAGACGATTATGAAGAGGAACCTCTTCAAGAAGTTTCAGCAACGGTTTTTTGCTACGCAAAAGACAAAGCCGGACAGGCTTCACGGGAACTATTTTTTACACTTCAGAACGCGATAAAGGACGATCAGGTCCAGATTGCGGGACAGGTTTTATCAGGGATTGACATAGTGGGGAAGGTAGAAACCTTCCTCGACAACAGCGAGGAAGACGTGTGGTACACAAAAGCGACAATTGAATTCAGTATGGATAAATAAACTAAAGGAGACTCCTATAGATGACAATGCAGAAGGAAACAACAAACTATATCAGAAAAGGCGCAACGATCATGATAGCGCCCGAGAATACGCCTGTTGTAAGCGCCGCTTGGGAACCGATTGGTTATGCAGCGGACAAGGTGAAGGTGAAATTCGACAAAGAATTTTACGGTATCGAAACAGAAGAATCCCAGTTTCCCATAGACGGGGACGTTGAAATCAAGGACATAACGATTTCAGGTTCAACAGGTCAGATTGGCAACGAACAACTCTGCGCCGCAATGGGAAGACAGGATACACAGACCCTTGTGATAGGTGGGGACAGCCCGACAGCAGTTAGAACTTTTGCCGTCAAGGTTGTCGGTATCACGCAGCGCTCAGGGAATCAGTGTTTTTTCCACATGCCCAGAGCTTACAGCGCCAGCGCCGTAGAGCTGGCTTTCGGCAAGAAGGACTACTCAACTCTTGACTTTGAATTCAAGCCTTTCCACTCGACAACCGGTTGCACGTTTGATTTTGCCAGCGGGACAACAGCGACCACTTTAGCAACCGATACGTTTACCCGGACAGCAGGCGTCACCTACTACAGGCTTGCCGGTCAATCCGCCACTGCTGACAATTTGATTTCAATCGGCGGGACGTGGTCAGACGGGGAGGAGGTAATGGTTCAAGCCTCTTCAATATCTCAGCCGATCACATTAACCCACACAGCAACCGGGACAGGCGTTCTCAATTTGACTGGCGCTGTCAACTGGACCATGACCACTCTGGACGATTACAGCATTCTACGCTATTCGGCTTCCGGTACCAAATTTATCGAGGTCGGAAGATACGATTCCAAGGTCTGATAAACACGAAATTGGGAGAGAGTGAAAGCCCGCTCAATTGAGCAAAAGAAAACCTTATCGAGACGCCGCCCAGCGCCGTCTCATATTACAGATAAAAGGCTTCCTCACTCTCTCCCAATGTAAGAAAAGGAAAGGCAAGAAATGACAGAAGCACAAATCGCAGCAAACACTTTGAAACTGGTCTTGAGTGGAAAGACCATTGAAATCAGAAAAAAGAGAATTCTCAATAACCAACTATTTTTGGATGAAATCGAAAAGCATTTTGACGGGTTTGGAGAATTGTTCGAGTCTTCCGTGGATAAGGATGGAAACACTTCCATCGCTGATGGACTCGGAAAAGTCGCTCCATACGCTATCACAAAACTAATTCCCACTATAGCAAAACTGCCCCTTCTTTATGCTCCTGATGAGCTATCCGTCTATGACAACGATGAATCAACCGACAAGGAATTTTATGAAGCTGGTCTTCAAATCTTGGAAGTGATTGTCCCTTTTTTTCTAAATTCTTTCAAAGAGGCTATGGCGAAGTTTCCGGCTTTGAAAAGCATCGCGGATCGGATGAAAGAGAACCAGAACGAGGAATGACCGTCTTTGAACTGATAGAGGCGTTTCCTCTGGCAAGGTGGAATCAGTCTCTGTCAGAGGTATTGAACGAGTGGACCGAAGAGCAATTATATCTCTTCATTCTCCACAATTTGAGACGCGAAAAAGAAGCAAAAGAAAAACAGGAACAGGAAGGCGAAAGCGAAAGCGGAAACGACAGGGTTGACTGGAATCAGGGAGAAAACTGGTAATGGCGAAAAAGGGCAAAAAATCCACCTCACTCGGAACGGTTGTTCTCTGGCTTATCGGAAACGATAAAGGGCTGAAATCCACCTTTGAAAATGCGGGGAAACACCTCAAGACCACCGCTAAAAGTCTCAACTCATTGGGCGGGGATTTCCAGTCTGTTGGAAAGGGTTTCGCGAAACTCGGCGCTATCGGAGTCGGGGCTTTTACTGGTATTGCCGCCGCGCTCCTTGGTTGTACAAAGAAATACGCAGAAGCGGAACAGGTTGATAAGCAACTCGAAACGGTCTTGAAGTCAACCGCTGGCGCTGCTGGTATGACAATGGAATCGCTAAACGGACTGGCAAAAGAACTCTCTTCCGTGACCACTTTTACCGGTGGAACTATCAAGTCAGCCGAAGCGATGATGTTGTCTTTCACGAGTATCGGGAAGGACGTTTTCCCGCAAGCCCTTGAGGCTGCGCTTGATATGTCCACGTTCTTCAAGGAAGACCTTCAGACCAGCGTAATTCGCCTGGGTAAAGCGTTGAACGATCCGGTTGCCGGTTGTACGGCGCTTCAGAAAGTCGGCGTGAAACTGACTGCTCAACAGAAAGAGCAAATCGCGGCTTTCATCGCGACAGGAGACACCGCAAAGGCTCAGGGCGTTATCCTGAAAGAGTTAGCGGTTGAATTCGGTGGGCAAGCGCGGGCAATGGGCGCGACCACTCTCGGGCAATTGCAAATTTTTCAGAATATGCTCGCTGGCGTTTCAAAGTCCATCGGCAAGGTTTTCAAAGAGTCTTTCCTAGATCAGTTCGGGACAAACTCAATTCAGCAATTGAAGAAATTCATCACTTGGATCGAAACCGAATTTTCGCCGTTCCTCACCAATGTTTTCAAGAGATTGGCTGACAAAATCAAGGCGCAAACCGCTGGCGCAGGTTCGTTCCTGAATACGATTAAAGACGTATTGAACAGCATCTGGGAATGGATGAAAGCAAACCCAGAGGCTATCGTAAAAATCGGAACGATTGTCGCAGGTCTGAGCGCGTTGTCTCTGGCTTTCGGAACCGTTTTGATTACGATTGGAACATTTCTCAAGTTAGTCAGTAGTTCCATTACTTGGGTTTTGCGATGCTTTACCCTCATTTCGAAAGTCTGGACCTTTTTCACTACCTCAGTTTTTGTAGGGGTTGCTTCCGTTGTCGCGCTAATCGCCGCCGTAAGAGCGTTCGCCGAAATGTGGGGCTCTAATGACTGGTCGAAAAACTCGATTTCTGAATACGTAAAAAACAACTTCCCTGAAGCGCAGAAGATAATAGACGCATGGGCTGACCGAATGGTCGTTTTGCGGGAAAATATGAAGGCGGAACCGGGATCGAACTGGGTTTCACAACTAGCCGATTCTATACCGGGAGTCCAAAAAAAATTAGACGAATTTTTCGACTGGATAGTTAAAACCGCACTACCCGCGCTAAAAGAAGCCGCATTAGACTACTGGGAGAATGAGTTTGTTCCTGGATGGAAAGCCGCTTGGAAAGCTTATGAAGACTGGTTCCTTTCAGGATGGAAACTAGTGATTGACGAAATTGAAAGATATTTTAACAAAAAACTTGCAGAAGCTAAAAAAGGTTTTTTTGACGGATTACTGACTGGAGCGACTGGCGGAATAGCCGGACCTGACGCGGGGAGTTATGACGGGACCAGCGCCTCTATCGGTTCCAGTTTCCGCGCTTCTGTCCCTTCTTATGGCTCGATTTCATCGCGAAATTTTTCCTCTTCAATCGTCTTCAATGGACCGCTTATCGGTCAAGCGACGATCCGCGAAAACGCCGACATTGACAAACTATCGAAAGCGCTGGCGACTCATATCAATCGTCAGAGACTCGGAAGGGGACTTGTATAATGGCTAATTCATTTACCTTCAACGGACTCGATTTTTCAACGCTTGGCGTTTCTGCTGTCAGGGGCGACAGACCTTTTTTCCCGGCTATTCAATCGCAATCGAGCAACCTCGGATTAGGGGACGGCGTGATATATGGACCGTCCCGTTTCAACGAGCAAACAATCGAACTCGATTGCGTGATACGTTGTTCTTCCATCGCTGACCTGAAGACAAAAAAGGACGCTGTTAGAGCGGCATTATACCAGCGGGAAGACTCTCAGTTAATCCTCGATACGCAACCAGACCGATACTGGTTTGCCAAGTTGACAGGCGTTTCCTCTTACAAATTTCGGACACCGACCAGCGGGACTTTTACGCTGTCCTTTACCAGCGGCGATCCATATGCCTACTCTGTCTCAGAATATTCGCAAAGCGGAACGATTTCTTACGATGGGCAATATCTCACTTGCACGGTCGCCGGATCAGCGCAGACGTTCCCAATTATTACAGTCTCTCTTACAAGTTCAACTTCAAGCTGGGGAATCGAAAACGAGGAACTCGATAGGCGGCTTTCGTGGTCGGCAAGCCCGACCGCTTTAGCCTCTGGGACGCTGATAACCCTCGAATGCGCTCCATTTATCCGTTTGAACGACACGTTGACAGAGAACAACGGCGGCTTGTGTTTCAAGGTCCGCCCGTCTGGCGTGGCTTACGACACGGTTTTAATGGCGGGAACTTCAGGACATTTTCCGGTTATGACTCCCACGTGCAACGCTCTGACGTTCTGGGGCTTGAGAGGGACGGCAACAATTAAATGGCGGAACAGATACCTCTGATAGAGGAAAAAGGACTATATGAAGAATGACACCAGAAAGACGGGAAAATGACAGTGTATTTATCGAACTCCAGAGACAGAGCATGGAAGCTTTGCTTGACGTGAAAAAGGACATTTCAGAAATCAAGGTCCAGATCGCTTCCATCGTGATTCCATCCCGCCCTTGTCAGGACTTCCTTTTACACGAAAAAGGACACCATGAGGAACCGTGCGAATCTCTGAAGATTCACCTCGCACAAGCGGAAACCATTCGACAGGAACGCCGCTCTTTGCTGGCGTCCATTTTCGGAGACACTGTTTCAGCGCTGATAGTGGGCGCTGGCAAAGTGGTCTTTATCCTGCTGTTAGCGGGCGCAGTCGCAACCGCCCATTCTTACGTTCAAAAACTGCCAGACCAGAAAGCCATACAAAAGGAAATCAAGGTCAATAAATGAGTCGCTTCCCTTACAGTTTCCCGATTATCCTCCACGTTGAAAAACCTTACAGGAAAGAATACCTGCTATCCGTTCGGGACGGCTTCGGTCGGATGATCCGCTATATCACGCAATGGACAACGGCAACAATAACGGACAACCTGAATTCTCCTTGTTCTCTGGAAATCAAAATAGCCGCTTCAGACCCTTGCGTTGAAGCGTTGGCAGGCGGAAACGAAATCTGGGTTGAAGATCCAGACGGCGCTATCGTCGGGAAGTACCGTTTAGCGACAGGAAAAACCACAAAGACAAACAACGAAAACGGCGGGGAAGTCTCTGTTGTCGCTTACGATTATTTGTCCTATTTATCAGCGGAAACGGTTTACAACACTCAATTCTCAGGGACATTTTCATCAATCGTCAGCGCTCTTGTGGGACGCCAAACAACCGTTTCCCTCGGGACAATTCCAGCGGCTATCGCGTCTTTATCGCGTACAATTGAAGCAACAAAAGAACAGGCGACAATCCTTTCCCTGCTCTGTGATTTAGTGGACTCTGTAGAAAACCGAGTCATGTTCTACGTTGACACAAACAAGGTCTTGCAGTTCCTCCTTGTTGACGTTGACAACACGGACAGCGGAAAACGCCTCTCGATTGACAACAATCTGAAGTCAACGGAAGTCTCTTATGACTGGTCGAATTGGATCACTCGATTGTATCCCTCTGGCGGCTCGACACAAACAGGCGCGTCTCTGGTTCTCTCCGATGGGCTTCAAAAATGGAACGTCAGGAAATCAAGCGCCAGCGCCGGAACGATAACCCTTGAGCGGACATATTCTGGATGTTCCGACCCAGGCGCCTTAATCGGCTATGATTCTGCTGTCAGCAAAATAGGGACAGGAGATTTCCTGAAGATCGGGGACGTTGAAAAGGAAATCAAAAGCGTCTCAATTGGAACTTCTACCATTTCTGTTGTCCTGTTTGACTCGACATACAATGCGGGCACGACAGCGGCGACTATCACACTGAAGAGGAACCACCTCGATAGCCTCTTTCACGGTTGCGAATTTTTGAAAGCGATAGTGATAGACCCGCAAACTTTCGACCCCAGAGGCTCGACGAACTACACCTTGTCAATCTCCACGACTGATTTAGACATTGCAAATCTTGAGTCAATCGCCAACGGAAGAACGATCAACGCCTTTTTTGTGGATGCTTCAGGAAAGACGGTTCTCTCTTCAACCGTTTCAACTCTGGAATTTTCAGGGACACCTAATCTTGTCGCTGACGTGATAATCCCGAAAGCCTCTGGAGTCTTTGAGACAACGATATATCTGGTCATAGGGTGGGCATAATGGCTTACAGAATTCTCCCGGCGGTCTCAATCCCCAAACGAGTCGCGACTCTTACGACGCCAGCAACGGCGGCGGATACTCTCTATCGTTATGCCAAACGGGAATTATCGGACAAAAGTTTCCCTCAAATGGAATGCGTTTTCAGCGCCATAGACCTTTCTAGAATTTCCTTGAGGAAAGACCAGAAACTAACACTTGGGGACTCCGTTTTCGTGTTAGATGAAAGCGTTGGGCTTGCCAATTATGTCCGATTGACAAAGGTTTCCTATTCCCTCGAAAAGCCCTTTGACCTTGATCTAGAGTTTGTCAACCGACAGAAAAGCCTGTCCGAAATTCTTCAGTCTGTTCCTCAAGGGAATCAAATCTTGCCTGATACAGACGATGCGGAGCCAGGACAATTTGTCGGGATTGACTCTGATGGCAATTACGGATTGATAGACGTTCCCGAGACGCATACACACACGAATTTATCCACGCTTGAAGCGATACAGGACATAGCAGAGGGAACAGAAGGACAGGTTCCCACTCTTCGCTCTGGTTCGATTGTTTGGGACGATACCGCCGCGACTCACTCACACGCCCACTTTGCAACCCTTGAGGCTATCCCTGATATGTCAACGGCGACAGTTGACACCGTTCTCCAGAAAACAGCAAGCGGTCTAGCTTTCAACACTCTTCCCGCTTCTCACACTCACGCTAACAAGACCACTCTGGACGCCATTGCGGCGCTATCCTCTGGGGACGTGGGAAAAGTTATGACTGCCGTTTCCGCCAGTTCGGCAACGTGGCAATTAAACGACAACCAGCAGGTTGTTTTAGGTGAGGTTTTAACGGTTTCAGCCGCCTCTGGCGATCCGCAAAGTTATTCGGTTCGGGTTTTATCCAGCGTTGACAAGTCAACCACCTCAGAGACTCTCAGCTCGTGTTTTGTCCCGGACGATTTAGCCGATCCTCTGACAACAGGACAACTTGTGGCAGTGGTCAAACAGTCAGCCGCCGGAATAGCGGCGGGCAAAAAGCACATTATTATCGGATGCAAAAGCCCCGACAGAGAAGCGCCCGCCCACTCTCACACAACAGACCGCTGGGGCTTCAATGCCACGTGGACAGGTTAACTATGACTTACCCAGAACAAACGCCCACAACAGCGCCCTACAATGCCGACGGCTATGACGTGCCTGTAGGCTGGGTTATCGAATACACCTACAACGCCGAAGACGTTCGGAATGAAGTCCCTGTTCCTTACCGCCGTATCGAGTCAACGAGACTCCGAATCGGAAATCAGGCGGGATATGTTTACAGCTATTCCGACAGTTCCGCGCTCCTGACTCAAGACCCGTCGCTCTTACCGAAATACTATTACCATTTTATTCGCCTTTTGGAACTTGTTTGGTATGCAAGACTCGGGATGATCGGCGCTTCAGGATTGTTTCAGCACTTCCTCCCAAACGGAAACAGATTTTGCGATATGTGGGAACTGAAGTCTTCCGGGAACTCAACAGGCGAAAACACAGTCCGACTCTCAAGAAACCCAGACCCATACGCCTTGACGATGCAAGACGATACGACGTTGACCGCCTTAATGCCGGGAGATTTGCTCAGGATCGGGCGTCAGGAAGGCGTTATTCTGGACTTCGGGACACTTGAGGGAAACACAGTCGTTTACCGCATCCACAAGCCGATTATTTACGTTGACGGCGCAACGGTTTTAGCCTTTCGGCAGAGTCCCGCGCTCTGGTTTCAAATGCAGACAAATCGGGCGAAGGTCTGTGAAGAACTCTCGACAGGCTGGCGCTCTGGCTCGATTATCGAACTCCTGAAGTCGAACGGGTTGCCGGGACAAATTGCCTATCCACACGAAGGCGATGGGGAGGGATATAGAGGAAACTTGCACGTTTGGGGATGGAAACCAGACGGAACTGTTGACGATATAACAGCGACAGTTTTGACTGGTTTTCCCGGAAGAGGCTCAGGCGTCTGTCTCAAAGTTCTTCCCGATGAATCAGGCGTTTATCACTCGACAATTGACACAAGTTTTCTCTCACCATATACAAAATTCTGGATTAAATATGTCATGGAAACGCCCAGACAGAGCGCTCCTGGACTCGGACAATGGCACGGAAGTCAATTCGCTTGCGACCATGTTTGCCGGGACTGGTCAAACACTATCGGGACTTCAGGCTCAACAGGGACTTGTATAGACGCCAGCGGCGGACACTGGTTCTGCGATTATCTGGACAAATCAGGAGTTTTGGGGACAGGTTTCTCGGAAAACTGTTTCAATACGGAATGCCCTTATTTCTTCCTGAGAGACGTTTTCCGTCCGAATCTTTCTAGACTTGAAAAGTTGACTCATGGACGAAACATCTATTACAAGACGAATATCACTAACGCTAACGAAATGGATATTGACAGAGCGGAGAATCCTTCCCTCTTTGAACTCGCTGGTCAACCCGCCTACACGGGCGAAGGGACCGCTTTTGAACAGATTATATGGGCGTCAAAATGCGGACCTATCGCTACAGGAACCGGGCTTTTTGGCGTCCTAATGGACGTTCCAGAGTCGCAAAAATCAGAGGATGAGGGGGCAATCAAGGGACTCTCATATCCCGGCGCTATCAGCAAAATCGGCGGCGGATTGCTTGCGCTTGCTGGTCCTTATACAAGACCCGACAGAGCAGGCGGGAAAGGCTCTACACAGCAAAATCAGTTTGACGATGGATCGGATTTCTTCTGGAATGAAGCATATCAGCCTATGGGAGAAATGTTTGTCGCCAGAACCGACAAAAACGCCTTTATCGAGGGAACAAAGGGCGGCTCTGAGGCTTGCGTCCAGAGAGTAAAGCCTCATACGATTCGCATCCCGGGAATCATTCTTGAGGTGAACGAAATAAACCAAAAAAAGACGGTAAAAGATACGGATACGCCTGACGCTTTGGTTTCCTCGAATGCCGCTGGCGATATGGTAATATCAGCCTATCCGCTCCATAAAAAAATCTTTGAGGAAGTGAATATAAAAGCGAAAACGATTTCCCGAGCAACCCTTTTAGATGCTGGAAACATTTTGCGCCTCTCGTTCAAAAACGAAAAGGTTTCTTGCTCCGACCTGACACCAGATGGTCAAGACACAACAGCGTCCTGGACTTGCGCTGGCGGAACCGTCGCGCCATTACCAGAGGATAGAATTTACAATCCTAAATCGGAATATCCTGTCTAGGGAAGCTCCTCCACTCAAAGTCTTTGCCGTGGATCATCTATTGAGATTGACGGCTTGTCGCTGGCGTCTGGCGTTCTTTTAACCTGTATATGGGCGCAAGCTCGCTCTGGCGAAGCGTCTGGCGAAAACGATGAAGTAAAAGGCGCGAGCGTCCCTGAGAAATTCAAGACCGAATCCGAGTGGAGACGCCGTGAAGACGTGGCGTATTTTGACCTGTCTGGAGACACGGGAACACCTGCCGGAAATTTGCGAGAGTATTGCGCTGAAAATGTATCCTATATCGAGGGGAAAACAATCAAGGTTTATCAGGGTAAATCAGTCTTCCCGCCAATGAAATGGTTGACGGTGGAACCGGATTACCTCGGGCGGTCAGCAGGACGCGAGACTTACGGGGACACCGATTATCGGATTCAGGTTTTACATTTTACGCAGAAAAAAACGACTCAATGGCAAGAGGCGCTTTCAGTCGCTTTCGACCCGGCAAACGGAAAAATTCTCATTCCAGCGTCAACAATCCAGACGTGGGACGCTGAAACGGGGACAACTCACCATTTCTTGATTAAAGACCTTTACACGGATAAAGGCGCGTGGATGTTTTGCCGTGATGAGGCTATGCCAGCGGAGCATATCCTGTATTTCAGGGACGCTCTGCGCTGTATGCAATGGTTCGAAGAGGATGTTTCGTTTACGTCTTCTCAGTCCCTTTATGCGTGGAGTCCTTACGCTTTGGAATTGTCCGACCACTCCATGCAAATGGTCCCTTGCACGAACGGCGCAAAAAGAACTTTTTGGGGTGGTGGGGCTTGGAACTACACATATCCCGCGTCAATCGGTTCGGGTCTTATGACCCCTTACGGAAGCGGCAAAGACGGGGAAATCGTTTTGAGTTCCGCGCCATATCCAGCCGACTATATCTCTCCGTCTCTTTTCGACACGCACAACAGCGCATGGGACGCTCTGTATTTTAAGACGGGAGTTGGCGGTCCTTACAAGATCGGATGTTTGCCTTCCTCTTCTGATGATACTGGGCAAGCGGTTCTCGGTCAGAATATCGTCTGGTCTAATCAAGCACTTGAAGTGGATCAAGATGCCTTTGGGCGCTGGAGACCGGAGTGGATAGAACAGGCTTTAATTGACATAAAGGTTTCTGTCCCTCACCAGACACAAATCCAAACCGTTTGGACGTGGGCGAATGCGACCGGTATAACAGGGACCGTCAACAAAACAGAAACAGCCTTGCAATGCCATTTAGCCGCATATCTGGCGATACCAACAGTCATTCCCGGAACAACGGAAAACGCTTACGTTTTTCAAGCCTGTTCTATCGCACCTTTTACTCTTCCGACAGAAGGCGACAAATGGACAACGATTGACTGCACAAATTTAGTCCGAACCATTGCCGCTCAGGAACTAACGCCAGCGAAGAAACTTTTTTTCGTTCTTCAGGCTGGGAACGGTATTGACATGACAGGGACACTTACAGCGTCCCATCTCGCTTCCATGTTTTTTCAGCAGTCAGTCAATTATGGACCGTATGACGCGCAATATAATCCGGTCGGATACAGACAGGGCAATCCTCCAGACGATGATGGTCATGTTGGATGGATTACTTCCGGCAATATGCAAAAGTCATATATCACCTATGACGGCTTATCTTTGAGAGGTCTCAAGATAAAACTCAATTGGGATGAGTTGGAAAACGAAACGTATTTACCGCACAGAAACCTCACCCGCGACGGGCAAACGAATTGTCCCCGTCTGGATATAGCATAAGGAGACATTATGGCAAATATACAATCACAACATAAAAACTGGGGCGCGACGGTTGAAGATACCGAACTATATGGCGCAGACTCCCATTATCTGACCGCTCCCGGATCGGCAAACAGAGACCTTGTCGAAATCTCTTCCTCTGGCGTTCTTCAAACCACCAACACGCCCAGCGTAGTCAAGATCCGCGTTGGAAGCGCTGGAACGCCAGTCAACGAACTCGACGTGGTTTCAGGGACAGCAGAAATGGCGCTCGGAACGACTCTACGCTCGAAAGGCGCTATTGTCGGGAACGTCGGAGAACATGCGAAAGGCGCGACAGAGTTTGCGCAGTTTCTTTGCGACGAAACGGCAATTGGAACCATAGCCGACAAAACTGGACATTATCCCGCGACCTACGGAGGAACTTTCGCTTGTGGAACAACAGGAACTTCTTTTCCCGCTAATCTAACGAGTTCTTTATATTTCTCAATCGCAAATGGTTCCTATGCCGAGATACCGCGCTTTGATTGCGACTGGAATGATATTTCTATTTCCGCGTGGGTTTGTATTGATTCGGCTGCAACCGACTCGACAAGATGGATTTTCTCAAATGCTTACAACACAACAGCGGGCTTTCATCTTGTCTGGCTTGGCGGAACGACAGTCAGGTTTTATGCGAATAACCAATACGCAAGCGCTATTATTCCGGCTAAAGGCACGTGGTTCCATATCACGGGAACTTTTTCAAGAACAAGTGGAAAAGTGAAGTGCTTTGTCAACGGCGGAACATCCTATGGAGAGACAGCAGTATCAGGGACAGTTTCAACAACCTCGACAAATCCGCCCAGAATCGGATCACGCCCCACGACCGTCAACTACAACCTTGAAGGCTCGATTGCCGACGTTCGTATCTTCAACCGGGAACTGCGCCGCTCTGAAATCGAAGCCCTTTACAACGGCGGAAACGGAAGAACGGATTCCCTGTCCGTTATGACCGGCTATTCTGACAAGCGCTGGACAGAGGTCAAGTCATATACAGCAACGCCGACTTCGACCTACTCCTTCACAACAACGGACAGCCGCCTTGTTGCAGGAACACCTATCCGATATTTCTTCAATGGATCTTTGTATTATGGATTGGTTCAAATGCGGGCGGGAACTACCGCCTACATTCTGGGCGCTCCGCTCAATACTTCATATCCAATTCAATACCTCGAAGCCGGTTCTCCCGATTCGCTGGTCTCTGAGCGATTTGTTCTGAGCGGTTCTTACGCTTCAGGGAAAACTGCCGGGGATGTTTTGGAATCGCGACTCTGGAGACGCTCAAGCGCCGTTTGTGTAGGACTCTCTGCGACTCACACGACCAACGATACCGGCGCTGCACAACCCGCCGTCAACGTCAAACTGGCGGGACAGGCGACAGGCGTTTCCACGCTCAATTCCGCTAACGGTCCCACTCTGTCAAGCGCCACTTGGACTCCTGACATGGCAACCGCTTCGACAAGTCTGGTCGCTGTTTCGCCTACCTACTACAGCGTTTCTTTCGGACAGGCGGAAAATCTGGTTCTCACGACAACGGGGACCAATAAAAACGCGGTCGGTTTGACCGTAGAAGCTTTATACGTTTTGAAATGA